CTTGTGTACATTAAGTGCTATAAACTGGGGCGCATTTAAGAAACCGGAAGACATGGAAAAGGCTTGTACACTTGCTATCCGTGGCCTCGATGCATTATTGAGTTACCAAAACTATCCAGTAGTAGCAGCGCAACTAGGAACAGAGAATCGCAGGCCCCTAGGCGTAGGCATTATTAACTTTGCGTACTTCCTTGCTAAGCACGATGTAAAGTACAGCGATGGCAGTGCGTTGGAATTAGTTGATACATGGGCGCAACACTGGTCGTACTACTTAATCAAAGCGAGTGCCGACCTAGCGAAAGATTTTGGTGCCTGCCCTGGGAATACAGAAACCAAGTATAGCGAGGGTATTCTTCCGATAGACACCTATAAGAAAGATGTAGACGACCTAGTAAAACACAAAAACAAAATGCCCTGGGCAAGTTTACGTAAACAGCTAAAGAAAACCGGCATACGAAATAGTACAGTGATGTCACTTATGCCAGCAGAAACATCAGCACAAATCGCAAACGCAACCAATGGCATCGAGCCACCCCGTAGTTATGTTTCGATTAAGCAGAGCAAAGATGGCGTGCTTACTCAGGTAGTTCCAGAGTACAGAAGACTTAAAAACAAATATGAATTGCTTTGGAGTCAAAAGTCTCCAAAGGGTTATATTAAAATTATGGCGGTCTTGCAAAAATATATCGACCAAACAATAAGCGCAAACACATCATACAATCCAGAACACTACGAAGACGAGCAAATTCCGATGAGTGAATTACTTGGCGACATATTACTTGCATACAAGTACGGAATTAAGACGCTTTATTACCTTAATACATACGATGGGCAAGGCGAAGTAGACGTAACAGATTTAGACGCCGAGTGCGATACATGTTCAATTTAATAAGGAAAGGAAAATAAAATGAAAACAAAGTTTGTAAAAATAGAAGACATAATTAACAAAGTAGTAACATGCCCACTTCCAATAAGTATAATACCGGACCATATGGGTATTAATTTATGTTCGGTAGAAGCTATTAGCTGGACCAAGCAAGACGATGGACAACTAACAGATTTAACAATCCACTTTATTCCGGAGTAACATGAGCGTATTTAAAATAAACAAAAAGCCAGCAACAGAACGCAAGATGTTCTTAGACGGGCAAGTAGATATACAACGCTACGACGACTTGAAGTACAAAGTTATTGACAAGATGACAGAGCGACAGCTTGGATTCTTTTGGCAACCAAATGAGGTTGACCTTAGTAGAGATGGCAATGATTTTAAGAATCTTACAGCAAGCGAGCAACACATTTTTACATCTAATCTTAAACGTCAAATCCTGTTAGATAGTGTACAAGGCCGGTCGCCTTCCCTAACACTGTTACCACTTGTTAGCATACCAGAGCTTGAAAACTGGATGACAAAATGGACAGAAAACGAATCATTGCATAGTAGAGCGTACACCCATGTCATTCGCAATGTGTATGCAGACCCGTCCGTTGTCTTTGATGAGCTACTTACGATTAAAGAAATTATCGATTGCAGTGATGCAATTACTAAGTACTACGACGAGTTGCACGAGGTAACAATTGCGTATCAAATGCTAGGACTTGGCACTCACACCGTCAACGGCAAAAAGGTTGTAGTAGATGCTTACGACATAAAGAAAAAGATTTGGATGGTAATGAACAGTGTCAACGTACTTGAAGGCATCCGCTTTTATGTATCGTTCGCATGTAGCTGGGCATTTGCAGAAGTTAAGCAGATGGAAGGCAACGCCAAAGAAATCAAATTGATTTGTCGTGATGAGAATTTACACCTAGGCTTTACACAAACGATGCTTAAACTATTGCCCAAGGATGATGTGGACTTTATTAAAATTAAGGAAGAATGTGCAGAAGAAGTACGCCAGATGTTTATTGATGCTGTTGACCAAGAAATTGATTGGGCTAAATATTTGTTCCAGGGTGGTTCGATGATTGGATTAAACGAACAGCTACTAACAGATTATGTTCACTGGATTGCTCATAAGCGGATGTTAACACTTGGCATTGATAGTCCTTACCGCGGTGGTTCAAATCCACTGCCATGGACAGAGAAATGGATAGCCGGAAGCAATGTGCAGGTAGCACCACAAGAAGTGCAGCTTAGTTCATATATTGTTGGCGGTACCAAACAGGATGTAGGTACTGACACGTTTAAAGGATTTGATTTATAATGAGAGGATTACAATGATAAAGATATACAGTAAAGCCGGATGCCCACAATGTGATGTAGCAAAAGCATTGCTGGCGAAGCACGGTTACACGTACGAAGAAATACGTATCGATGAAGATGATACCGCCAGAGATTTTCTTCTTGAAGAAGGTCATCGCTCAGTACCACAAATGTACATAGGCGAACAGTTACTAATTATAGGCGGAGCACCTGCCCTTAAACAAATGACAACAAAACAGTTAGCACTGAGGATAAGAGAAATTAATGGAAATTAAAATAGAAAATATATACGCTTTCAAAATGACAAGCGGACAAGAAGTTGTAGCTAAGATATCAAGCATAGATAATGATTATTATCATTTAGAGTCGCCACTTACTATTGGGCAAGGACCTAACGGCATGGAATTTTTAGATGCTATGTTCTGTGCAGAACGATTTGAAGATGTTGCAATGTTAAAGCTATCGGTATCGATTGTTGCACCAGCGCGCCAGGATATTCAAGCAGTGTACGAAGAATCAGTTAATCCAACACAAATACTTAAACCAGGCCAAAAGCAGATTATTACAGGATAAATACAGTATGCCAAACGTAGTAAGAACTGGAGATGTAAATGTAGCAGGTGGTGCGGCCACCCTTGGAGCCCTAACAGTAACATGTGAAGGATTGCCAGTGATGCTACCTGGCCGGACCGTAACACCCCACCTGCCGTATCCATTTCCAAACTCGCAACCACACAAAGACGCATTGACAGTCGGTGGGAGCCTTACGGTAACATGCGAAGGCTTTCCAGTAATACATAATCTTTGTATAGACTCCTGTGGCGACAAGCGATTGACCGGCGCACTAACTGTTACTGTCGGATTATAACATGGCACTAACCCCATTAATATTAATGGCCACCGAGGGCTTGTTGCAGATAAGTCTATTCTCAGCTGGTTCGTTTACTGTTGGTGTAGAGTACGAGATTGTAACAGAAGGCAGTACAGACTTTACACTTATTGGCGCAAGCAACAGTAACCCAGGCACTGTGTTTGTTGCGACTGGGAAAGGGTTGGGCGATGGCACGGCAGAACTAACAGCCCCACCTGACCCAGTCCTTGAAGTTGTTCCACTAGAATTGGCATCGTACACAAACCAAGTCATTGTTGCAGATTATACAGCTACAATCGCCGCATACATATCCGCAGAAGCAAACGGATACATTCCGCAAAGTTTAGTTGATGATTTTATCCACCGGCTAGATAACTCTGCCCCGTACATAGCTAATACGGTTCCTGCAAGCGACAACACAACCGAATCAGACTACAGCACGATAATTGCACAGCATGTAATTAACTTGTTTCCTAGTGTACAGCAATATGTCCAGTACGTATTAATTGCGATGGGGCAAGTGCAACAAGCCAATCAATATATTAACAGTGCAGTTAATGGAGTTTGTGAAGAAACATTTACTACGCAAGATGCATTAATGACTGGTAACATTGCCGCGTTAAGTACCGATGTGCAAGCACTAGGGCAGGAACTAATTGACACAGGTGAGCTGCTAAGTTTTATTAAGTTAGACAACCTCGGAACTCCACAAGCAATCATTGAATCACTTATGCGTATAACAATGCTGGGCACAATCTCAGACGAACTTACCCTGCACGGAATAGATGTAGTTACCTTAGTAAAAGTAATAAATGATAATCCAGATAAGATACTAAGTCCAATCGTTCAAAAACGTTGTTACGATACGTTCAAAGTAATAACTGGTGAAAAGTTGGCAAGTATTCTTGACATAATGAAATTTACACCTGATGGTATAGCTACACTAGCCGACTTATTAGATTTAACTAAAATATTTCCAAACATATTTAATACATTAACAATGCCATTTAATGGGCAATTAGTAAATATATACACAAACGGTGAAATATCGTCCGAGACTAATAGTTTACCACTACCAATTGGTTCGGTACTACCAGATGATATTACTAAAGCAAATCTTGCATTTGTAATATCATTAGGACAACTTAATGGTATTATATCATCTTCACCAACCCGCCTTGGAACCGCTGCGCTTGCCATTGAAGATAACACTGGTCTGGCAAACACAAGCAATCTTCAAGAGGCATTACCTGCATCAACGTCCGCTGGCATTGTTGAAAGTATGGGTGTCGGATCGGGACCAAATGGTACATTTTATCTTTCAGATTTAGTAGGCCAAGCAGCAGGAATTCCTTATAATTCAGACATTGCGATTATGAATACCAACTTTGAATTTATTCAAGCTGACGGAGGCTTTGTTGATATAGCTGAAGTTTTGTTAGTTATGCGTGATGTATTAATTGGTCCAGGCGGCCCATATTACACCGACACTAGTATCCCGCCAGCGCCACCGAATCCAATAACCTATACAATTATTATTCCAAATCCATTACCAGGAGAAGGAACATATACATCGTACTCGTCCGCAATCGCCGCATTATTAATTGCACTGGATACAGTCGTAGCTGAGTACATTGCTATCTACCCTGCCCGCCATCAAGAAATGCTCACCGCGTTTAATAGTTCGTTTGATGGCACAGTAGCCGGCATCAAACAATTATGGGAAGCCAATATAAGATTTGAAACAACTTACGTAGGTGGCTACGAAACTAACGACCCGGATAGGAATGGCGCACCAATCAACAAAAAGACTACATTGGCATTCGCTGAGAATCTACACAATTACGGGGTGCAAACAGATAAGGGCGGTGTAGTGGAAATACTCGAAGCAATGGCTGTTGACAACCTGGGCGGAAATGCAATTGTTGCGGCCATGCGCGAAGGCAGAAATATAGCTAAATTGAATGCTGCTGGCATCAAAGGCGACAATCAAATAAGCCCATTACCAACAGCAGTAGAACCCGGCAATATATCATAGACTTACCGCCCAAATTTACCACAAACTGAGCAAATTACTTAAAAAATAGGTTGACCTTTTGAGTCAATTCACCTATAATTA